AAAAAGCCGACTCGAATACTTGAGATGATGTAACGATCCATTGGTTTATCCGTTCTGTGCTTGTATTGGGATGATGAGTTCGTATCCGGCGTAATCTGCTCCGCCGACCGTAACGACTTTTGGTGATGCTGACATGACCGCAACATTTTTGAGTACCAGAGCAGACGTCAGATTCAACAGTTGGCGAAGTGCATCTAGGTTGCCTGGGCCGTTGCTGATTAGTGTCACGGGAAAAGTCATTTTGACAATGTTGTAGTTGAACGACTCGACGGATGGAGCATCCACAAAAGCGCAAGGTGGAGCGATATTCCGAGGATCATTAACGACACGAAGCCCCGCAATAGTTTGGAGAGTACCCACGAGATCATCTAGCGCCTCATTTAGGAAGTCCGTGTAAGCCATTTCACGCGACCTGTGGTCTGTTGATGCCTAACAACTGTTTGACGATCCCTGAGAGCCCTACAACGGGCGCTGATGCCATGTCAGTGAACGACGCGAATTGATCTACGCTCCCGCGCTGACGATAAAGGGCCGAGCCGTACATCAAAGTTCCGAGGGTGACATCTCCGCCAGGTGAAGTTGAAAGCGAATCTATGTACGAGGACTCTTGACGCCTACGAAAACAGAACGCGTTTGCCGCGGCTGCACACTGAACTAAGAACGCAGTCTCGTCACCGCTTGTCGTGATGCCGAGATATGTGGCAATTTGCGGTCCTGTGATCCAAGTGCACGTTTGGTCAAAAGTGATCGTGCCGGTGATCGCCTGCAACTCCATCGGAGTTTCAGACTCAGCCCACATAACCGCGTTCTCTAACGGATACGAATAGTCGTATTCGATAAGACCTTCAGTATCAACATTGATCGGTAGGAATTGGGGCATCGCATAAACAGATTTGACTCCGTTGTATGCGACGGCCCATCCCGCGACGGTTATGGATGCACCGACGACGATTTCGTTTGGTGTCAGCGTTGTTACGGTGACATAGCCAGGAACGATGACCGCTGTTTGAAGTGTGTAAGTCGCTGCCATAGCGACCCCCGATCAGGCTTGTGTGATCTTGCGGATCATGGAGCCGACTGCGGCGAAGGTGCTGCAGTAAGCGTGAACCGAGAACAAACGGCTGAGGGTGGCAGGCTGCTCAACGCTCAAGATTCCGCGTACTGATTCGTAGTACTCGAATGCCTTGGAAGCGTTTGTGACAATCATGGTCTTGGCAGCGAAGTTACTGTCAACAATGATTTCAAGTCCGAGCGGGTTGGAGCCGACCCAAGTGGTTGCGTTTCCGCCACCCATTGCGTTCTGTCCTGCGAGACCAGGTGCACCGACATACGGGAACAGTGGACGGTTGCTGGAGTCAACGACCTGTCCCAACTGGCCCCAAACGTCAGGGCTGACGAACAAGGTGTCTGGGAAAAAGTTGGTGCCATTGCTGACGTCAACTGCGGCGTCGTAAAGCGACTTCATTAAGTCAACAGCAGTGAGGTCCCACACGCCCGATGAGTTTGCAGCGGTCAAAAGTGCGTCGGCTGCAATGTCGTCGGTCTTAAGCATGAGTTCGCCCATGAGGTCGGCCATGATCAATTCCATTGCTGCAGGTGAGGTGAAGTCAATGTCCTGCATTGACAACGAAACCTGACCGGCAACGGTGGTCTTGCTGATCGTATTCGAGGCAATCACCATCGTGGTGGCCGACACTGCGTCAAACTCTGCGGACTGTGCAGCGGTTGAAGTGTGGGTCGTAATGGTCGGACGGACAAAGGTCTTTTGCTGACCGTTGTCGGGATAAGCGCGAGCGCCAAGACGATTGATGACTGGACGAACAAAGTTGATGTTCTGCACCAACGGTCCGAGTACGGGCACTGGTAGCAAGCCTGGGGTGTTGGTCGTGGCAATATCGCCAGCGGCTGCTTCGTAGGTTGACTGATGTTCAGCCTTCCAATCGTTGACCGATGCGTTTACCTTGGCGAAAGTTTCTCCGCCTTGATGGAAAGCGGCCATCCACTCGCCAGCCGACGGAAGGCGCGGAGCCTTCTTTGCTGATGCGAAAATGGTGGGTGCGGTTGGCGCGGCTTCAGGTGCTGCGGCTTCGATGTGTTCCGACATTGTTGTCTCCTCGACTTGTGGTTCTGTTACTGAGATTTCGTCGGGGGTTGTGTCTGCTGAAGCGGCCACATCTGTGATAGTAGCACCGCTAAAGGCGGGTATGGGGACAAGGCTCAACTCGCGCCATACGGCTGAGGTGATGATGATGGTCCCGTCCTCAGCACGGGTTGAGGTAAGAACATCAACACCAACTGACACATTGTCTAAGACGCCTTCTTTGGCGAGTTGCAAGGCTTCGTTTCCTGCAACGGTGTCCGCGATCTTGGCGCTGAACATCATGCCTTCAGGGGTTTCGGTGCGTGAAGTCACAAGTCCGACGGGTTGCGACGAGTCGTGATACATAAACAGTTTTGGTGCTTTACCGTCAACGGGAAGTGAGCCTGGCGCGAACTGCACCGAGGTCCCATCCGAAACAGTTGCGGAAACGCCATAAGGCGCGGCCACACCCGAAATTGTGCGTGTCGGTGCTTCACCAGCGGCGGCTTCAACATCAACTGCAAAACCTGCGGACAGAGTTAGTTTCATGAATTCGTCTCCTCAATAGTTTCTGTCATGTCGGGAGTTTCGGACATCATTTCGTCTTTCATCATTGACTCCAGATAAGAGTCAATATCAAACTTCACCATCGTGCCACGGGGCAAAACATTGTTTCCGCTGAGCGTTTGCGACACACAGTCCAAATATTGACGTGCACCAAACAACAGCAGATCCTCGCGAGCACCAGCCGAGGTCGTGTATTGGTATGAGCCAATGTCAAAACCAGCCAAGTAAAACGGGATGTTTCCGAGGCGACACATCTCTTTTCCGCTGAAGTCTGCCGACTCAATCATCAACATGTTGTCCGGTAGCGCCTTGGTTTCTTCGTACTTAAGAAACTCGTTAAGTGCAGCAGTTTGGTTGTTAACGCGAGCAGAGTTAAACGAAGTAGCAAGGTCGGCAAGTTCTTGGGCCGACAGGGGTTCGCCGCCAGTCTGCATCAAAACACCCGAAGGCAAAAGCGATTCCGCGTTGCGATAACGGCTGGCTTCGACACGGAGCGCAGTTTCAATAGCGGTTTGCGACGTGTATATGATTCCTTGAACGGGACTAATAAACTGAACAAGATCGTTCGGGTCAAGCATCCCGCCTTGAAAATACACTTCTTTTGAGGGTGCATACCATACGGGTCCAGCCTGGTCGGTTGTGTTGACGGACCCCGCTGGCAAACGCGTAAACGATGCAGGGAAACCGTCAGCGGTGCGACTGGTTATAAACCAAAACGCTCGGCCGTAATAGAAAAGATCGTCCAGCGTCCAAGCCATGATTGTGGCGTAAGGGATTGTGGGGTCGGGTTGACGCAACCATGAACGCGGTGCGATATAGACGCATTCCATTTCTTTTTCGGTGTCATCCCAAATCTCGTTATACATTTCCAGTTTGGTAGATGAGATCACTGAGGCGAGAAGGTCACGCGCTCGACTTAATGTCGGGATGCTGTTGGCGCGGTTGCGGGCTTCGCCTTCGTAGTAGGCGTAGTACTGACCGATGAAATTGACGCCCTGGTTGGATGTGTATGTCCCGTACGATCCAGCGGCGGCGGCTTTATGGGATTCGTTAACAGGGCTGACCGCTGCTTTGGTCACTTGTTTTGAGAATATGCCCACAGTTAGTTCCGATCGTTAAAGGTGTGATGGGCAAGCCCGACACCTGCCCACCACACACCCACAATAGTTCAGGAAACCACCATCATGGGTTTAGCCCGATTCTGATACTTGCTAGAGAGCGCGATACCCCACACTGCACACTTCGCCAACTCGATGGGTCCTGGACTCGATTTGTGGCTGAGCGTGACTCCCATTCCCGTCTTAATCATGACGGCGCGGTTCATATGTTCCGACAAAGTGAGTTGCCCCAAATGCTTGACGCGACCCTCCAAAATCATCTTTTGCGCAAGACCCGTAAACTTGATTAACTCCGCCTGACCGACCACGGTCATACGACGACGCAGGCTCAAAGGCGCATGGATTTCTAATGTCGGGGTAATAGCCAGGGCAACAAGCTTGTCGGCCATGACTCGATCAACTTCGGCCCACATAGACGCTTCGTTATCCACAATGAACTCCACAAACGTGGTAACAACACTGTCAACCATTGACGACCTGACACCCACATAACGATTTGTGTCCATTGACATTTCCACACAGAGAACACCGCCTTCCGGCATAGGGCCGTCAATTTTGCAATTGCCCCACACGCCCTCATCCAACCAACTGCCTCGACTACTGATAAACATGTTTAAGTGGGCGCGTAGGAAAGAGTCTTTCTTTGACACCGCCTGGAGCGCCTCAATCGTGATCGTTTTACCTAACGCAGGGTTCGCATAAATCCAGTTTTCAGGGTTCCGCCAATCCCGATCACCAATACTCCACTCAGCGAAATAGAGACGCGACGACTCTTGTTTTTCAATCTCGTTAATAGCCGTTTCCCGCATATGAATCATCGCCGTACTCGACTCGTCACCAGCCGTAGACCAACACGAAAGCAAAGGCGATTTACGCGCAATCTGCGAAGGCCGCAAAGCCTCCGACAAACACTTCTCAGACACATTGAAAAGTTCA